TCAATAGCGATATATTAACAGCAAACACATCCAAAAGAGAAATCACAGGAATCATAGTTCCTTTTGGCAGACCCGGTTTCACAAACATGGGAACTGTCGTATTTGAACAAGGATCATTGCAACTAGGTAATGACATTAAATTATTTGAAGATCACGACATGAGCAAAGTTCGTGGCAGAATGATAAGTCACGAAATCACACCTGTGGGAATCGTAGGAAAATTCAAAGTGGCACGCACCAGTGCCGGTGACGATATTTTGGCACTTGCACAAGATGGATTAAAATCCGGATTATCAATCGGTGCATCAATTGAACAATACGAAAACAAAGAAGATGAAGTTTATGTAACAGCAGCAAAAATTCTTGAAGTATCAGTTGTTGATACTCCTGCATTTGCTGATGCACAAATTACAGATGTCGCTGCTCAAAAAGCAGACGAAACAGAAGTCACTGCAATCAGCGCAAGTGATGAACAAACAAACCAAACCGAAAGTGAGGTCACTTCAATGGCAAATCCAGAAGAAGTAACTCCAGTGGTCGAAACTGCGCCAGAAGTTGCAGTTGAAGCCTCAAAAGCAGTAGCAGCACCAGTTGCTTATGCAAAACCACGCGTGAACACAAACATCACTGCTGGCGAATATGCAAAAGCACAATTCAATGCATCAAGAGGAAACTCAGATGCACGCGATCTAGTTGCAGCAATTGATGCAGCAACAACAACCGAAAATATCGGTGTTGTACCACCAAGTTACCTACGCGATTTAATCGGAATCATTGACAACTCAATGCCATTTGCAGATTCAATCGAACAAGGCACACTTCCAGCATCAGGCATGAAATTTTATCGCCCAGTAATTGGAACTCAGGCCACGACAGCCGTAACAGCAGAAGCAGTTGAATTTGATTCAACCGACACAACAATTACTTCAAAAGAAATTGATGTTGTGAAAATTGCTGGCGCAAACAAAGTATCAGTTGAACTTCTTGACAGAAGTGACCCTGCATACCTAGATGTATTATTGCGTGAACTTGCAGCATCATGGGCTCAAAAAGCAGATGCATACGCATTCTCAATTGCAGTAGGTGCACCAGGAACTTCATCTGGTGGAACACTTTACGCAGCAATTGCTGATGGTATTGCAGATTCATATGCAGTACTTCGCAAAACTCCAAACAGATTCCTTGCAGACACAGGAAACTTTGCAGAGTTACTTGCAGCAGTAGATGGTTCACAAAGACCACTATTTGCAGCAGCTGCACCACAAAATGCAGCAGGTCTTATGACCCAAGGTTCAACAGCAGGAACAATCGCAGGATTGGGATTAGTTGTTGATCCAAACATTGACACAGGTACAGGCGTTAAAGGCGTTGTTTATTCAAGCGATGCTGCAACCATGTACAAGTCAAGTGCATTCCAACTTCGCACCAATGTTGTTTCAACAGGTGAGGTCGAGATTGGAATTTATGGTTACGTGGCTGCGTGCAGCAAGTATCCAACTGCGTTCCGTAATTTGACTGTTGCTTAATTAGCGACCAAAGAGTTGCCTGGCAGGTTAGACCCCTGTCCTGCCAGGTAACACCACACGAAAGGTAAGACATGGCATCAATCATCACACCAGCAGAATTAAGAGCTGCACTAAACGGAGTTTCGTCAACCCTTTACAGTGATGCCACTTTGACTGAAATAATTGATACTGCCGAATCAGTTGTCGGCAATTTATTAGTTAAATGGAACGCACCAATTGACAAACATTATTCAGAGAGTGCAACACTAAGCACATTGCACACAACCAAACCACACAAATTTTACAAAACACAAACAGTTGCAATTGAGGGTGTTGAAGCACACATTAACGGCAATAAAACAATTGCAGAAATTGTTGATGATTTTACATTCAAAATAACAACCACAAGCGCACCAGTACACACTGATTGGCGCAATGTAATACCAAATGGCCTTGCAGCAGAAAATGATTTATCACAATACGCAGATGTTGCACCAGTTGAATCAGCAGTGCTAACAGTTTCATTGGATGTGTTCAAAGCACGCACATCAGCCGGATCAACGCAACAAGGACTTGATTTTGTTCCACAACCTTATATTTTAGGACGTACTATTCAAAACAGAATTGTTGGAATGCTTGGCGCATACATTGATGTAGAGGCGTTAATCGGATGACATTAGCAACATTACGCGCAAACCTTAAAACAGCCATCACATCAAATAGCAATTACTCAGTTGTTGATTATGTACCAGAAGTTGTTACAACACCATCAATCATGATCCTTGCATCTGATCCATGGCTAGCGCCAGTTGTATTTGGTGACAATAAAGCCTGGCAAGTTCAATACACACTTGAAGTTGTAGTTGCAGCAAACAGCAATCCTGGTGCTTTAACACAACTTGAAACAATGGTTAGTGCATTACTACCATTGATACCAAAAACTTGGCGCATAATACAAATTAGCAGCCCAAGGATACGAACAACCGGAACGGCAGATGCATATTCAGTTGAAGTATCACTAAGTACTATCTACAACCCATAAGGAGCACGAAATGGCAACATTAATCCAGACCGGGCGCGACATTGCTTTAACTATTGCGTCTGTCAACTACGATGAACAAATCCAAAGTGGATCAGCAACTTTTCAAGATGCAACTGCATCAGTTGAAACTTTGAACGGCACAGTTGATTACACAGTTGATAACGAAAAAGGCACAGTTGATTTAGTGCTTTACCAGGATTGGGGCAAAACTGGTGGAGTGTGTGATGCACTTTGGGATGCTGCTGATACAGCACCAACAACTACAATTGCATGCACAATGACAATTAATTCAAAAGTATTTACATTTACAGTATTACCAAAACGCCCAACAGCAGGTGGTGCTGCACCAGATGCAATCACCACAACAGTATCTTTGCCAATCAGATCGATTAGCAAGGCTTAATTGACAGACAGGGGTCACCTTAAATGTTTAAGATACAAATAGAATGGACACTTGCAAATGGAAAGTCTTTTGAAGAATGGACTATTCCATGGGAAATTGCTCAGGCTGAAAAAGAAACTGGTTCAACTTTTCTTGAATCATTCAAAAAAGAATTACCTCCAAGCCTGGAACAACAATTCTGGCTTGCATACCAAATGCAACGAAGAATCAGTGACAAGCCAGTTGGCAAGTTTGAAGATTGGCGATCACAAGTTGTTCACATCAATTCAAAGGATTTTGCAACAACAAATTTTACACAGCCGGAAGCATAGAACGCACTTTGATAGAACTGGCAATTGTTTCGCGCCAGCCATTGTCAGAGTTCAAAACGCTTTCGGCAGAGCAGGTATCAACAATTGCAGATGTGGTGAGTAAATATCATGGCAACTAGGCCTTTTGAAATTAAGATTGCTGACAAAGATATCAAAGCCATATTAAGTACTTTCAAAAACATGGATGATATTGCAAAAGAAGATATGAAAAAAACATCAAGAGATATTGCTAATGATGCAGCATCTGCCATTGGTTCAGCATTGCAAGCAACTAAACAAGGCCAAGCACTTGCAAGATCAATTAAAGTTTCAAACAGTTTCAAACGAGGCCCAGTGATTAGCATTGGTGGGGATAATCCAAAACTTGCAAATGGTACATCAGTAGGTGCAATTGCACTTGGTGTTGAATTTGGTGCATACCAAGACAGAAAACGCAAAAGAAAAGGCAAATCAACTGATTATGTTGGTTACAGACAATTTCAACCAAGATCACCACGCGAGGGCAGAGGCAATGCCGGTTACTTTATATTTCCAACACTCAAAGCATTGCAACCTTATATAACCAAAAGATGGGTTGATGAAGTTGATAGAATAAGACGAGAATGGCGCGAAAGGAATTAACATGGCAGATATTAGAACACTGAAACTGCAACTACTTGCAGACACAGCGCAATTCTCAACTGGCTTAAATAAAGCATCAACAGATACACAATCATTCACTGCTAAAGTTGATAAGATTGTTGCAACAGCAGCCAAAGCATTTCTAGGACTTGCAACAGCAGTTGGAACAGCAGCATTTGCAATTGGTGTCTCAGCTGTTAAAGCAGCCATTGAAGATGAAAAAGCCCAGGTTAGCCTGGCTCAAACTTTACGCAACACAACTAAAGCAACAGATCAACAAATTGCAGCAACCGAAGATTATATTGATGCCACTGCTAGAGCAACCGGTGTTGCTGATGATCAGTTAAGACCATCACTGGATCGTTTAGTCAGATCGACTTCCTCGGTTGAAAAAGCACAAAAACTTCAAACACTTGCATTAGACATTGCAGCCGGTACAGGCAAAGACTTAGCAGCAGTCACAGAAGCCTTAGGCAAAGCCTATGATGGCAACCTAGGTGCATTAAAGCGTATTGGTGTACCACTTGATGAAAACATTGTTAAAACAAAAGACTTTGATGGTGCAGTTAAAGCATTGTCTGAAACATTTGCAGGACAGGCTGCAGCAGCAGCTGAAACATTTGCTGGAAGAATGCAAAGAGTTCAGATTGCAGTTGATGAAGCCAAAGAACAAATAGGATTTGCTTTATTGCCTTTCATGGAAAAA